ACGTGTTTATCATTCGTGTACCGGCCTCCTTCAACGGCCCTCATCGATACACATTGGACGGAAACAGCAAATTCGTTATGCGTAATGGAACCCACACCAGCGAATTAACATACGATCAGCTTCGCGGCGCCTTCGACAGAACGGCCACATTGACGGATCGAGCCAAGGAATTCCGCAGCAAGCGGCTAGAACTACTTGGTGAACGTCAAACCACTCTGCCTCTATTTCGCGGTCCGATTTGCGTTATTCATCTGATACCAATTACCGGTATGTCAGAACGAAAGCCGGTCGACATTTTGCCAATACACAGGAATATAAGACCGCTGATGCTCAAAGATTGGGGTGGAGCGTCCAGGATAATGAATTTTGACGGGGTGCTTGCCTATCCCTATCATGATTCAAACGGGATCCCATCGCACTCACTTGTATTTCGAAATGGAAGTATGGAGTTCGCACGACACGGTGGTACCTTGATGACCGGTGACGCAACCATCATGCCTGCCAGTACCATTACTGACTTCCTTCGCCATGCGACAAGCAAGGCATTTGATATTGCCAAATTGCTTGGTATTTCAGGGCCTGCAATTCTTGGCGGTGCCTTACTTGACGTGGAGAACGCGACCTGGGCAACGAGCTCATACTTCAGCAATAGAGGTGCCCGAAAAGGAGATCGAAGGAATTTGATCTTGCCCGAAATTTGGACTGATAGCATAGACTCAATTAGCGACATAGATATAGTAGCGCGACCCATGCTAGACCTCTTGTGGCAGTGCTTCGGCTCTGAACGGTGCCCAGATTACACGGAGCAAGGTGCTTGGGAACCTCGTGACTAGTCCGGATTCATCGTACTAAAACAATCCCCCCGCGGTCGACAACGACCAATTCGTAATCACCAGCTCACGGCTCGTACCCGCCTCGCCGTGCACGCTCCCGACGCTATATTTAATATCAAGTCCCGTCATCTCGAGCCCCTTAAAAGCGTCGCGGATGGCTGGATGATCATTGATACTGACCATCACACGCCCCTTACAACGACGCATGACATCGGCCATCTCGACATAATTGTCGAAGCCGAACTCAAAACCGTAGCCCTCCGTCTCCCAGTACGGAGGATCCAGATAAAAGAACGTATGTTCCCGGTCATAGCGCTTCATGCAGGCCTGCCACTTTTCGTTCTCCACAATGGTGCCGCCCATGCGCAAACAAGCTGCGCTGAGGCTTTCACCAATCCGCGTCAGATCGATTCCGCGCGCCGTGGTCGCCGTGCCAAAGCTCTGGCCAGCGACCTTGCCGCTGAAAGCATGCTGTTGGAGATAATAGAAGCGCGCCGCACGCTGGATATCGGTCAATGTCTCCGGCCGGGCCGCCTGGTGCCATTTGAATACCTGCCGACTGGTGACCGCCCATTTGAATTGATGAACAAATTCCTCCATGTGATGCTGCACGACGCGGTAAAGGTTGATCAGCTCGCCATTAATATCGTTGATTACCTCAACCTTCGCCGGCATCGGACGCAAAAAATACAGCGCCGCACCACCGCAAAACACCTCCACATAACACTCATGCGGAGGAAACAAAGGGATCAATTTGTCTGCCAGCCGGCGCTTGCCGCCCAGCCATGGAACAATAGGACTCGCCTCCATTAACAGCCCCTCCCGGCAATGCGATGCAGCGCCGCTTCCCGCTCATAGTCATCCCGGCAATCGACGTTACAGAACAATGCTCCAGCCACCACATCCTCCCCACAAAACAAACACTGCCCTGTCGCTTTAACTCGCTCCATGGCGCGCACTTCGCGCAACCCACGCTCCACCACCGCATCGATCAACGCATCACTACGATCCGCAATATCACTCATTTCTTCTCTCCATTCACAGCGGGCAGGCCCAGGTCATATTCGTTAAACCGCACCACCTCCACGCCCAGCCATTCATTGACAGCCGCCAAGCGCGCCTGCAAAGGCTCCAGCTCATTCTTCACAAACACCCGCGCCGCTGGCTCCACCGGGCCGAAGCCGCCCGTGTTGTTAGGAATCATCCCCAGCAGTTGTGGCGGCACGCGGTGCGCGGCCAGCACATCGGCCTGCGTCACGCTCTTGATGTTGAAAAACTCATCCTTAGCCGCCACCTCCGACACCGGCAGGATCTGGATGCCCTCTTTCTTACCGTTCGGCGCATACATGAACAGATTCCGGAAATTGCCCGGCCCCTTGCTCTCCTTCAACGCCGTACGCAACGCATCCACATCCCTCTGATCCTGCGCCGCATCCGTCATGTAAAGGATGAAACCGGCATGCGAACCATTGGTGTAGTACTTGCGCCGGAACAGCGTTGCTGACTCGTTCAACCACGCCGACTGCAAAGCCGACAGATATTCCGGCAGGCCGTACACTTCCTGATTGATATCCGGCTCCATCAAATGAAACACGGCCCCCGAATCGAAGGCATGTTCTTCCCCCCAGCCTCTGACAAAAAAGTACTGCGACAAATTGTCAGTACCGCGCCGCATGTACTTCGCCAGTGCCGGCACCAACTGCAAAGGCCGACCGAGGCGATTCTTTTGCTCCTCAAGGTATCCATTGCCAAACACCAGGTAATCCAGCACAAAGCGACTAAACGCCTCGCGTGACAACAGCGCATGCGGCACAAACGTCGACACTAAAATATTGCGCTTCGCATAGATCGCCGAACTGTGGTGTACGCAGGCGCGAAACGACTTCGCCAGGCCCTCCAGACTCACCGGCGGCTCAAACCAGCGACCATTGGCCCAACACTCGATATGGTCAAGAATCTCGTGGCCATCGAGCACCGGCGTCGGGTCGCCGAACGAAAACGCCATCGGCGTCGGCGTGCTAGAAGGCGCCACGACAGACGTGCTTAATTGCGCCGGCTGTCGGCGCTGCTTTCGTGTCATCAGTACATCTCCATCAGTGATTGATTACTAGACGTCATGCCCTCGATGGGCTCGTTATCCAGTGCATGCATGCAAGCCCACGCCAGATCGGCGTGGCCTGTGTCGTCGGAGCGACCGGCGTCATAGGTGACACGGTTGCCGCTCGCTGTGAGTGTTTTTCGGATCGCCATAAACGCCTGCGCGATATCGACCCACCCGGCGTCAAATTCCAGACGCCCCTTGCTGATAATGTTCTTGGCTTTCAAGACCATGCGCGTCTTGACCTCAGGCGAATACATGATCGCCGTCGCCCCCGGGAAGAACTGGCGCACCAGCGGCAGCACCCCAATCCCCATGCCCGTCGTATCAATGCCGATATGCTCCACGTTGAAGCGCTCCGTCATCCCCTTGATCGCCTCCGCCTGTGCCTCGAAGTCCATCCCTCGCCATTGATGCCGCTCCAAAATACGATGCTTACCGCCAGCGACTGCCGGCGGCCCAATCACCACGCAACCGGCGCTATCGCCCGTCAAGGACGGGTCATAGCCAATCCACACGCGCCGGTTGCCGAACGGCCGTCCCGGCGCCGTTAATGGCTTGTAATCCTCCCAGTCCGCCCACGAATCCACCATGCAGCGCTGCAGCTCCGATAGCGGAAAAATCGACGCCGTGTCGTCGATAAAATTGCACATCAACAGATTGTCGAACTGATCCGGGCTGTATTCGAAGTCGCGCAGTTCATCGATGTCGAACAGATCGCAGCCACCTGCCGCCGCATCCATGATCGTCACGATCTGGCGCCAGAATTTATCTTCTCCGGTAAAGCCAGAGGAAAGCCGCTTGTGGCTAACGTCGATGTTCACGCGCTTGTCTTTCGAGCGGCGCCGGTTGTATTGGTCGCCCGTCCACAACGGATACGCCTCATGAGAGATCGACGAAGGCGTAGAAAAATAGGTTTTTCGATACCTCTTCTGCAACGCCATCCCAGACGCCACCTTGTTTAATTCTTCAAAGTTGCGCGTCCAAAAGAATTCATCAAAGTAGAAATTGCCGTGGTAGCCCTGTGCCGTGCGCGCATTGGTGCCGAGGAAATGCAAATGCGCGCCATTGGGCAAGACAATAGGATCCCCTGACAATTGAATGCCACACGCCTCCCTGGCGAACTGGATAATGTATTGCTTGAACACATGCGCCTGCGACTTCGACGCAGAGAGAAAGATTTGATTGCGCCCCGTTTCAATCGCATCAGCGAGCGCTTCCCGCGCGAAGTACCAGGTCGCACCGATTTGCCGTGATTTCAGGATCATGCGCGAGCGCTGATCGCGGTTGCGATACCAGACTTTCTGATACCCGAACAACGACTCCTG